ACGCGGAGTCGATAACCCCGACGTACCAATTCTTATCCCACCACAATGTCAAAGAAGAGCGTAAAGATTGCGTCCCGTTGCTCCGATAACCCTACATAACGACGACAAAATGATTCGCGCAAGAGAAAAATGCATCACTTGCAAAAATCGCCATTTTCCGTTAGAAAATGCGGGCTAGGGAGCGTTTGCCGCGCTCGACCTAGCCCTGACCGATGATGACTGTGAAGGAGTACACCATGGCTGATAAACAGATACAACATACCACGCGAAAAATCTACAACTGGCGCGCTGTTAACGCAGGGGACGTTTACGGCGATTGGACTATAACCGGGGAGGGTGAAAAGTATTTAAACAAAAAGGGCCACGGAACAAGAAGGTGGACTGCAATCTGTATTTGTGGAGAAACCGGACTTTTTACATCGGCGGCTTTGAAAATAAATAGCAATAAATGCAGGCACGGTGATAAAAATCTAAAACAAGATATTGCAATAGGGTCAACTTTTGGAAAACTGACAGTAATTGGAAAGGCTACAAAATATAGAAATCAAACTATAATACCATGCTTTTGCGAATGTGGGGCTGTAAGAAAGGCTATTAGAAAATATTTGCTTTCTGGCGTAATTTTTGATTGCACAAATTGTGCTTACAAAAGGTCGGGCAAAAATGCCAATCGCACTCACGCTAAAAGCAAATCAGCCGAATATTACACATGGAGCTCAATGAAGGGAAGATGTTTAAATCCCAAAAACAAAGCATGGGATTACTATGGGGGAAGAGGAATAACCGTTTCCCAAGAATGGCAGCAAAGTTTCGAAAAATTCCTTTCTGACATGGGGCCTAGGCCAAAGGGCGCGAGCCTCGATAGAATTGATGTGAACAAAGGCTATTGTGTTGAAAACTGTGAATGGGCCGATGGGCGTCAGCAGGCTCTAAACAAACAGGCCAATGTGCCGATAGCCATCAACGATAAATTAATGTTTGCTAAGGAAATAGAGAGGGAAACCGGCCTATCCTATAAATGGATTTGCAGGCAAAGGTCGCTGACCGGCCTTTCTGGCGAACAAATAATAAGAAAATGGACACGGGATAGCTTCATGGGTAGCGCCCAACTAGCGTGTTCCGCTTGGCCAGATGAGCGTTATCATTTGGCACCTATGGGACGGTCGCTAGAAGTTGGGAAGCGACAGGGTGCGCGAACTAGTGTAGCGGCCTTGGGATGGTTCGAATCCATATCGTTCCTGCCAGTTTTACAGTTACCATGGCCGACTGCTAACCGAGCCACTAGATAAGCGGAGAATGGTTGTAAAATTCCCGCCATGGTGAACGAAAGTCCGATCCGTACCAATGGGGCCAGACTTAAAATGGTAGAATGTTGGCCGATGACAGCCGCGTCAAGGCTGCTCGGGTAGTGGCCATAATCTGCGGTAATGGTTTGTGCTAGATGCTGGCAGATAGCCTAGCGACAGCCACCACCTTTTACGCCTTGCCGCCGTGGCGTTAATCTGGCGGCTCTTATTCAAATTCCGCGCGCCTTCCGGTTTCCGGTGGGAAGTTGCAACCGCGTGGAAATGGCGTCAACCTTACCCGCGCCGGATTTGTAATCCGTGAGGGCAAGGATAAACAGGTGGCGATAGTACGCCTGCCGGTAGGGTTGACGCCTATAAGTTGCCTGTCGGGCATGGGGGGTGGCGTTCCTCACCTCGCCACCCCTAAAAGTTAACGCGGACGCATGGGTAGCCATGACGGTTTAGGTTCCGATCCGATGCTAACAATAACTTGGGTTTGAAGCCCTAATGTTCGGATAGCAGGCGCAAGCCTCCCGCGTTATACAGTTACCCCGCTCCGCCCACGCCTTTGAGGCGTCGATTGACCCCTATCAGTGGGGCGGGGTAAATGGGATTGGCGAGCGGTAACACCGCATCGCCCTAAGTGCTAACCCGCTGGTGTTCCGGGCGCATGGGTGTGGGCTTGAAATAGCTTCACTGTAGAAAGACAAGAGACGGTTGCAAACGTCGCGGATGGTGAAAGCCCATCGCCACCGGGCTAGTTGGCTCCATGCAATCCGGTGGCATTATGACAGTAATGGACTATGCGGCGCGCGGATGCCGTTGCTACAAACCTAACCGCGCATGCAATGGAGGTCATATGTTATCAAAGATGTGGCACAAGCCAGACGGATGGGCGGAGCAAGGTCCACCGTTGAATGGCTGGGTCGAACAATTGCCCACGCACTTTCTAAAGAAGCTCTGGGATTTATCCGCAGATGATCCCGATGCCGATCCTGGTTGCTTTTTGACAGAAGCAATCCAATTGGAAATGCAATATCGCGGACAAGGAGATTACGTCGCCATCTAATCGGGTTGGGCCGCAATATGGCTGATGCTTGAGAATTGCAGCAGTAATCAAACCTATTCTCGCTATCTTGATCGCTTCCCTATGATTTCATTGGCGGTCTTTTGTGCGCAAACCGTGCGACCTGTAATTATACATTGCGGAAAGATAGGTAAATTCTCAAAGACGTTTGGAACGTCAGACGAATTATTGCTGCACACAGTAATTCGACGGCGGGTGGAAGTCCTGCATACCCCCCCCACAACCGGAGGAGAAAATGCCGGAATCCAGTGACAAAGAGGCCGCAATCCCGCGTTGCCTCAAGCGCAAACCCAAGCATCCGAAAACCGCCGCATATGTGGCAACTTTAGTCCCGCCACAGCCAAAGTCACGCCAATCGTTCGTGATAAACCATGAGCCGCGCCATTATGGCCGGTTCGTGGAGGATGCGCCTATCTATTCTCCTGAAAACGTGAAGAAGGCGCGCAAGGCGAAGGAGAAATTGGACGCCTATCAAACCGCCATGAAGCGGGTTCGGGCTGTTGTGCGCGAATATCCGCTTGCGCCAGCCGTGCCGATTGAATTTGAGGATGTAGAGCCACACGTCCGCCACATCATTCGACGTGGACGCGCTGCGCCTGCTCCAGCGCCCTCTCGCATATCCCGCTGGAATTGTCGCCCGGAAGGGCATCGAAACGGAAATTTGGGCAAGGCTTACCCTAAGCCCGGATTGCGGGACGTTACGCAATGTGAAACACAGCGCGCTAGTCTTATGGAAGCGCAAGAGGGGGTTTGCCCTTGCGGTTCCGCAATCACCGATGAAAAGCCGTCGCTTGATCATGTTGTTCCGCGCTCGTTGGGCGGTGCTGATCGCTTGGGCAACCTTCTTGTGATGCACGGCATTTGCAATGGCCGAAAATCCAACGACATTCCGACCGGATGCGAATTGATATGGCTGCTGGCGGTCAATGCGCGCTTGGGCGTTGAGCCGGTGCGGTGGTGAATAAGTGTTGACAACATATCCCGCCGACTTATGATGGCTATATCGGAAACGCGATTCGGAGTTGAGATGCCTAGAACAATTGGATGGGTCGATGGCGTTAATAGCGCAATAGCAATCAAGTTGGCGCTGCAATCCGACCCGAATATCATTATCGCCCATTGCGATCTAGGCGCGTCCGTGCATGAGGACAGCCATCGCTTTATCAATGATTTGCAGGATTGGTATGGCAAGGAAATCATCCGCCTGAAATCTGCAAAATACGATACAATTGATGATGTGTTCGCCGCTCGCAAATACTTATCCGGCGTCAACGGCGCACCATGTACGGGCGAAATGAAATTCGCGCCACGGATGGATTTTCAGCTGCCTAGCGACACTCACCTTTGGGGCTATACCGCTGATCCGACTGACGCAAAACGCTTTGTTAATATGCAAACCAATTATCCACAATTGCGCCAGCGCGCGCCATTGATTGAATTGGGCCTGACCAAAAAAGACAGTCATGCAATGTTGGCAGAGTTCGGCATAAAGCGCCCATGGGTTTATGAAATTGGGATGCCGAATGGCAATTGTCCCGGATGCGTAAAAGCCACCAGCCCCAATTATTGGGCGCTTATTCGCAAATGGTTTCCTGATGTATTCGCCCGTCGCGTTGAGCAGTCACGCAAATATGGCGTTCGACTAACACGGATTAAGGGCGTTCGGATTTTCATTGATGAAATACCTCTGGATTGGCCAACTACTATGCGCGGACAGTCTTTCGGCGGCTGCGGATTTCATTGTGCGACGGAGGATGCGGCATGATTTCCTTATTCCTAAGCGGCGGACTTAAAACAGGGTGGCAGGATGAAGCTAAATTCATCATTGATGCCGCTGGCGTAACAGTGCGTTATCTTGATCCTCGCAAATGGCAGAATGAAACAACGACGCCACGCGAATATACCAAGCGCGATATTGACGCCATTAAGGATTGCCAAATCGTCCTAGCCTATATGGACAGCCAGAACCCCAGCGGGATGGGGCTGTCGGTTGAATTGGGATATGCAAGCGCCTTAGGCCGTAAAATAGTTCTATGCGGCCCTATAAAACACGATTGGCGCTATCCGTATTTTGGGATGCACCGCGCTTTGGCTGATGAAGTCTCTGAAACTCTGATCGGCGGCTGTCGCGCCGTTATAGCTTTTGCGCAAGGCGGCGAATTGTATAGCCAAGAAAAAGCCATCACTTAATCCCAAAGCGGCTGCGCCTGACACTGGCAGAAAGGAAGTTGGGACGGCAAATCAGCGGGCGCATCGTCCCACCGATAAATCTTGTTATTCCTCAAAACGTGCACATGACGCGGATTAGGTCCAACATATAAATGCTTCCAGCGAAACGAGCCTAGGTCGGCTTCTTCCGCCCTAAACTGCACCAGTTGAGCAACTATCTTTTCGGCCTGATCCTTAGCTATCCGCTTCCCTCGCTTCCCCGCCTTTTGCAATATCTCGGTCACTTGGCGGGCGATTTTATCGGTCGCGGTTTTCTGCGCAATGCCGTTGAACAGCACGGAGGCCAGACGGGCGCGAATGTCGCCTGATACGGATCGAAGCAAAGTAGTGTTTTGCAAAACAGCGTTATTAACCAGCGCTGTTGCGCTAGATGCCGCCTCCGTTCTGGCAATGCCAGTAGCGGCCTTTGCCGCCTGAATAACCGTCCCGCCCTCGGTCGCCGCCACAGCCGGGGCCGCTACAGCCCCACCCACAGCATCAACCGCAACATAAGGCGCAACGTCTACCCCCGCAGCCGCCTTGACGTTCGCAACCCATTTGGCACGGTGCCATTGCTCTATGCCAGCAAATATGGGCCTGAATTGCTGTGCCAGCATGGCGAGGATCAAGGCTATTTCCGACGCCTTGGCATCTTGCTCGTCAGACAGTTGTTCCAATTCACCCGAAACCAGCGCGGCGGCATAGACCGGCATCAATGATGCGGCGGCATTGGACCATGCGGACGTAAGCGCGAGATATGGCCGCGAGATTGCGACTTCTTGCGATTTCAAATTCGCAACGGTGCGGAATGGCCGCTTGCGGTTGCCTTGGGCTAGCTGGCGAAGGTTATATTTCACCGGATTCCGCTCGTTACAAGGCCGACAAAGCACCAGCCTAGCAGGGTTAGGCCGATTATGGTTTTTAGGGTGGTCATAGGCTCGTGACTAGCCACCATGTCCTTCAACGTGTCCGCCAAAACCCTCGATCCCGCCATGTCCTTCAATCATTTCGCCCAATCCTCCCGTATTTCCTCAAACCGCTCATATCCGAATCGCAGTTCTCCTTGATACGGCTTGATCGTCGTCAAGTCTATATCTTGCCCCTCGTAATTTAATGTTAGATGCGGCTGATACTCAAAATCATAGGACGCGCCCTCGCGGATAAATTCCTCATGCCGCCAAGACATGCGGCTAGAAGCGAACATGAGAACGATAGCATTTTCGTTCGGGCCAAACTTGGCCATCATGCGCGGGCCACCGGCTGGCACGATTAATTTAGCTTCATCGCCCCAATCCATCGGTGCAATCTTGAACCAGTCCAACGGGGTCCGCGAATAAATCAGGGTCGTATGCATACGATCCGGCGCAACTGTGACTTTCAAACCCTGCGCCTCAAAGTGCGCCTTGACTTCTTCGCCATTGGTCAGGTAGCGCGCGACATAAAGGGGGCGAGGTTCGGCGTCTGTCAGGCGCAAAACCTCCTTATAGGCGTCCGTCACAGACATTCCCGCCGTCACCATTTTGCCAGCCATGTCATTCGCCGCAAACAACCGCGATTCACGGTTCTGGGTGGGCAATCCGGTCGTGGGATCGACGGGAATAAGCGAATCGACAGGCGGTTCATCCTCTTGTTCGATGATGGGGAGGAGATTGCCTTCGGCGTAGTCAATATATGCCCGCTCGATACCGGGATACTCACCTGATTCGATAAGTTGCCCCTTGACCGCCTCTTGCATGACTTCATCGGGGACCAATTGCTTATCCACATAAATTGCGGACGCTTCAGCGCGGGCCTTGGCGTTTTTGGCTTTGGTTTCTTCGGAATCGGTGCGCAGCGGCAAGAAGCTAAACCATATGTCTTCTGGTCTTTCCCCAAGGGCCGACCTAAGTAAAACTTCATCAAGCATTTCCAAACGCGGACGTAAATCAAGCTCCTGACTAGCAGAAATCATTTGGAAGTAGTTCTCCAAATCTCCGTCACCAGTTGCATTCATCCCGTCTGGAGACTTCCCCACAAGTCTGGTCATAGGGATATCGGATGCACCCGAAACCATTTGTAAAAACATCATAGCCATTTCTGGCATGCCAGACCAATTAACTTGAAATTGCTCCCAAGTCTCAGCAGCATCACCATTGTTTTTGGCGGTGTCAATCAGCTTCGTATGAAACATGGATTCGAAAGCTTGGGCCACTAAAACGCGGCGCTGCAATTGTTGCTCGCCATCCGATGTGCTTGCGATTTGCGTAAGGTTGGGTATGCCAAGTGTATCGACCTTAGCCTTAGCTACCAAAGCGGCGAAAGTGCCTTGCATGGTATCTGCGTTAATCAGGCAACCTTGAAGGCTTTGAAGCAATGGATCACCCCAGCCTTGTTCATACAACGAAACATTATCCGGCGTGTCGGATGGCGTGAACCGAATCATGCGCGAGGGATGGACTCGAACCTGTGTTCCATTTCCAGCGTTAACCATATACATATCAGGCTGGAGATAAAATTCCGAACCGGGGTCAAGGATTAGGTTTGGAATAGTGATTTCATAGCGGCCAACAGCGTGTATGTATTTCAGCCCACCCTGCTTAATCGTGCTGGGATTGAGGGGCTGCGCCATGTCGCCGCCAGTGCCAAGCATAAGGCAAGAACCGCCATAGAGGCGAGACAATACCTCCGCGCGACGAACCTTATTGCGCAGACCAAGGCGGCGCTCCTCTCGCTCAATCTTCGTAATATCTACATCGTCCGCCTTAAATTGACGCCACGCCCTAGTGGCATCCTTAGCTGGGACAGTGTGGACTTTTTTACTCAGCCAACTTGTGCGATATGAAGATTCGATTGATTGCTGATCTAGCGGGCGGACATAGTAAAAGGCGTTCGACTGCGGATCGAGAGAGCCGCCCAAGCCAGTTAGGACGTTCATCATCCCATCCATTGCCATCATGGAGCGCGCAGCGCCATCCTTGATGGTGATTTTTCCAATGCGGGTTTTTGCGATGCGGTCTGCCATGATAGATAGCATAGCCTTTATTTTGGATATTGTCTAACCGCCAGCTTTTAATCTGGTGGTGGGCCGTCACTTTCGTTGGGCATGCGATTATGCTTACGGATATTTTCATCATGTGGAATAATTCTAAGGTTATTAGCAACGTGCAAACCTGAGCATGTTCGCCCAAGCAACGGATAATAGTGGTCTACATCGTGTTGCACGCCAGTAGCATCAGAAATGCGCGCCGCCTCTTCGTAAATCTCCATGATTTTGTTCATATCCGCCCATACAGGGTAGCGCGTATGATTTTTTCTCGGCGGTTGTTAGCGTGGGCTGCATATCTGCCACGGTTGGCTCTGCGGTATCGCGCGCGCTCCTCTTTGTTGTTGTTATAGTAGATACGACAGGCCGCGCGCGTCCCATCGCCAACGCGCATCCTAGCGCGCTCGTTTACTAATTCACGGTTGCGCTCATCATAATCTCTTTTCCGAGCTTTTTGACCTTCGGGATCGGAATCATATCTATCTCTATCTTTCTGTCTGCATAGTTCAATATTATCATGACGATATTGGAGCGCTGCATTTCTAGCGCATTCCATACAAACGCCGGTTTTGGTTGATCTAAATTCCGTATGTCCATTATTACAGGGCATCCCCGTTAAATATCGGTCGTCTCCATTTTGTTTTGCAATTTGTCGAGATGTTGGCGGCTTAGGCAACTTTGGATTAAGAGACGCCTTCTTGGCGCGTTGTCGTGCCGCATTTTCATTTTCCCGCGCTCGGTGATATTCCGGGTCCGCCTCTATTCTTTTTCTCCTTCCTTCACGCTCCATGGCGTTTCTTGCTATCCGGGCGCTAGGATCGGAAAGACGCACCCTCTTCCTTTCCCTACAATCCGCGTTGAAACATAATTTGCACTTTAAATGATATTTATGAAAATCGGTTAAAGGCTTTTCCTCGCCGCAAACTTTGCAAGCCTTGGTTTTCGAAAGAATCATGCTATCTGAATAATCAGTCATCAGGTAACTCACACTTGCCAAAATGATAGGGCCGGAACCGCTTCTGAACAAAGCGACCGGCCCGAATTTTATACGGCATATTGGCGCTAAATGCTAGTCACCCACACCCATGAACCTCTCTCAATCGCTCCAACAGCCGCGCAGAACCTTCGCGTGCCATGACACGCCTATCCGTCAACTCCGTGTCGTTCCAGCCCGGATCATTGGCGGGAACCGCTGTTGGTGTCTGGGCGACGGATTTGACGTTGACACTGGAACCAACGCGCAACATGCGAT